CACTTATACACTTACCTAATCTTTGTCTAATATTATTAGGATCTAAATAATATATAATATCTGTTGCCTGCAACGATGTGTTTAATGGTTTATCGAATGTTATTGTTTTATTTGCCATTATATAAATTATTCTGGAATATAAATTCTATTACTAAAAGGAGCATAAGTTAATCCCCAAAAATCTTTTTTAGCGCCATTTTCTACTTCAATAACTTCTGCTTTGAAGCCACTATCTGGTATGCTATTTACAATTGATACTGGAGCTTGTATAAAAAATTCAAAATAATACGACAAGTTAGTATTAAAAGTTAAAATAGACTCACTATCATTAATTCTATTAATACTAAAATCCATTTCAAAATTTTCATTCCAAATATCGCCCTGGCGAGTAGTTCGGCCTTTCCCAATTACTTTTGTTATTCCGTCAACAAAATCAGCAGCTCCATTACCATAAAAACGAAGAGCATATTTTATTAATAAATTATTATAATCATTCACACTTAAAAGATCTGGCCCTAAGCCCCCAAATAGCTTATATTGTGCTATTGATGAGTCTGATTCATTTAATCTAAATTCAAATCTTTTGCTTGCGGGAAATAGATCACTTCCGTAAATGCCAAATTTTATATCTTTAGAATTCCAATTATAATCCTTTTGGCATAAATCCATAATTTGAACAATAACTCCTTTATCGTCTAATTGGTATATTTTTGAATTTGTAAAGTCTTTAAAGTATGAGTTTTCTTTAGGTCTTTTTGAACTAGACCAAAGAGGCGTTAGGAAGTTAATTGTTAAATTTGGATCGGGTCCGGAAAGTTCCCCTGAAATAAATGAACCAATTTTAGGTTGTCCTTTTTTACCATCAACGTTATAAACCTTCCACACAAGACTATTACTATTGCTATCGCAAGCATCAGCTTTTGTTTTAAATGCAAACTGTTGGTTGTTTTGACTGTCTATACCGCTGGTTATATAAGAACTAGGAGAATGATCAATTGGTGTTCTAACTATTAAAGTTGTTAAAGTTTTATTATTAGAAGTTACATACTCAATGTCAACCAATAAATTTATTGTAAGTTTTAACCCGTTATTGCTTATAACATAAGGGCCTGTTATAGTAGTTGAAGTACCATCAATTCCTGTATAAGTTCCCGCAGCGGCTTCTTCAATAATATTAGAATCTTCCCCCAATAGACTATAATTATTATTTGAATATACTGCCCATTTAGAAACATTATATGCTCTTCCATCTACTTTTGACCTGTCTATATCATAAACAAATTGTACCAATCTTTTCGTATTTGCAATACTTGATGTTTCTGTAATTTTTGCGCTTTGTCGCGGTTTAAAATTTGCGCCATCATTAATTGGTATAGTTGGCCATGTGATATTAGTTGCTCCGTTAAAAACAGGTTTTATAAACCCATTTGTGTTTTCTTCTGATGGGTATACATCTGAATAAGGATTTATGCCATTAATTTTAACAAAGAAATCATTTGGCGGAGTAGCGGGTATGCTTTCCGTTATATCCCTGCCCGGTCTTATGTATAATGTAGTATTTGTGGTTGGAAAAGTAAACGCTTTTGGTTGTAAAGCTATTGTAGCCCCTGTTGTTACGTCGCTATATGTTAAAAATAATTCATTATTATTGTCGTATGTTTCTGTAACATCATTTCCTCCGGATGAAGCGTCATAAAGCTTGAACTCATCTGCCTTTAAAGCATCCTCACCTTCACCATCTAGCAACTGAAAAGTTGCATTCATAGCTATTTCATACTGAATTAAATCAAAATCATCATTTAACGCGCCTGCAATTCCAGTAATTGTTGATAAACCGCCCACAAACGAACCATTATAATCAGAGGCTTTATTTGCATCAGCGTAATCTATTGTTATTGTTATTTTTCTATTAACAAATTCATCTAATTCTATTGAAACTATTTCATTATAATCAATTGAACCTGTATTAACAATAAATTTTAAAGTGACTATATGTTCGTTTGTGCTGTCAACACTTATAACTATATTACTTATGCTTACATTATTTGCATTATTGTTGCTAAAAACAAAATCATCTGATTTAGGCTGCTTTATTATGCCATAATCATAAGACGAATTTAAAGTAAATTGTAAAGAGACCTCATCGTTTTTAACAGTCTGCCCTCCAAATCCCGCATATAATTTTGTTTGCACAGCGTCACTTACAGAGTCCTCATGATAAGCTTTAAATTCTAATTTCTTTTGCGCTTTTGCGCTTCTTGTAAAAGTGATTGTTTGTGAACCAAAACTTTCGTTAAACTCTGTTTTATTTCCGGCAGAAAATGTCAACGTATACGTTTTCGCTACATTATAATCTGTTGCGGTAAAATCTAATGATACATTTGTTTCACCTGAATCAGAAATAGTTAACGTATTTGTAGATAAATCAGAACTTCCGTCATTTAATACATATCTTATTATTGCGCCCGCTTGACCAATAATTTTTAAATTTCTTTGTTCTCGTTCATTAAGTAAAGTATCGGAGTTATATATTTTACTGGTTAATAACTTATTTGGAATAATTATTTCTTCAGCGTTAGCAGTTATAGTATAACTAACAGCTGTCATGCCATTTTCTATTGTTATACTTTCATTAGTTTGCACTTCTGTTAATCCATTAGCGGATTGTGATATTGACGAATTTGTATTAATTTGTGAATTATTAATAGACACATTACCAGCGGGTAGATTAAAACCTTCATTTGCTGAAATAATATCTGAAGTTATTCCATAAACATGCCCGGGAACACCAGTAATAGTAAAAGTGTTAGGGCCAATAGAACTAGTACAATTATTTGTTTCAACATTACGCGTAACTGTAACATCAATTGTTTTTTGTATTAGTCTACCGCCTTGTATAGGTATATTTATTATTTTGCTAGTGTTTGGCTGACGGGTTATGCCATGCGTGTACGTAACAATAACATTGTCGCCATTTTGAGTAAAAGTGCAATTAGCCCCACTAAAATCACCTGCTATTAATTTATAATCACCGGAGCTTGGACTAATCTCTACAGAAACTGTTGTTTGAATAATTAATTCACCAGGATATAAATTAGTTAATTCTCTTGTTTGGCTTGTTACCCCTGTCAAGCTAGTACTTACTTTAAAAGAAAGGGTGGTCCTAACCCTACTATCTTCTATAACATCCTGTGATGAAGATTTGCCAATGCCCTGGAAATTAAACTTTTTTAAATCAAGATTGCTAGCTGTTTCAGAATCAAATTTTACTTCACCTTTAATATTAGAAAAATATTTACCTTCTTTATTTATAAAAAATATTTCAGAAGATTTTTCTTCATTAGTTTCTACAGTAGCTACCCAGTCTTTGCTTCCTTCGTAGCTTAACGTTTTAAATCTTTTTATGGCAGAAGGCTCTTCATTAATTTCAAACTGTACAAATGACTCGCTTTGTTCTCCATAAAAATTATTGCGGCTAGCTACAGTTGAAGCGTGTTGCCATAAATTTCCATTATTAAACGTAAAATACTTTGAGTTAATTGAAACTGCATTTTGCGGTACAAAAGATTTTCTAGTTACCCACCCATTAACACTTTCTGAAAAACATACGGTATCTTCTTCGTCTGTAAATGATATATTGTAAATTTTATTTCTTTCATCAAATGAACCAAATATCGCTTGTTTAGTTGCCAAACGATCTCTAAAGAAGTCGTTCATGTTTACATTCGATATAGGCGTTAAACCATCTTTTGAAAGTCTTAAAACTTTACCATTTTTTCTATCTACAAAATAGCATCTAAAGCCAAAAGCAGCAAATGATTGTGGGTCATTAGATATGCCGTATTCACCGTTGTATTCTTGTGGATCTCCAATAACTCTATTTGTAGAAGTTAAAGTACCATTGCCATTTGCATCAAATAATTGAGATTTATTTGCGTACACGCGGAGTACTTTGTTTTCTAATAGTATAACCATTGCATTGTCCCAAGTATGCAATTTTTGTATTTTACCATATGACGGCAAAAAGTCTTTTGTTATTGTTTCTGCTTGAATAAATTGGTTAGAATTATTAACAGATGATTTAGAATTAATTATTCCAGACCATATAAGTCCATTAAACTTATGTTCTTCTTGATAACCCTCTTCTAACACTGTAGATGCTTTAACGCCGTTCTTGATAAATGGCGCATTAAAGTCGTCTCTTATTCTATTGCTTTCTACACCATTATTAAAGCTAAAACAATTATACCAATTTAACGTATGAGAATCATTATGTTCTGATATTGGATGTGCTATATCGTTTTCATAATAAATATCAAGCTCTGTTTTTTGTCTTACAGGTTCTGTTTCAAATATTGCTGGGTTATCTGTAAAAGGAATTCCACTTTCATCTCTTTCCTTTAGTATAGAAACAGTTAAAAGATTTTCAATTTTTAATATTTCTTGATACTTTACTACTTTTTCAGTTAGTGGCGTATGATTACCTTCTTCATCTTTAAAAATAAGGGCTATTCTTTTTTCCCCACCGCCTCTGGTTCTTTCAAATTTTTGCCCAACCCTATATATAGTGTCATGGTTGCTAAATTTTAAAAGTGAACCAACTACAATATTGTCAATAAAAGCGCTATTAGCTTGGCGATTTGTCATTTCAAACGCTATATCAATTCTTTCACCCGTCTCGGCAAGGGCAGTACCTCCACCTAAATCTCCGCCGGCATATACAAACATATCAACGCTAGGCACACCGCCCCCGCCCGGCCTACCAGTCCATCTATCTTTACCGTCAAAAGCAGTTGTAAAAGTATTAAAGTAATTTTTTAAACCTAAAGTTTGCTCTTCTAGCTTTCCGAATCTAGTTAAAGTACTGTTAGATTGTATTTTAACAAAAAATCTTCCGTCAAATTCGCGGTCTCCAGCATTTACGTCAGTTTTAAAAATCTCCATCCCAATACGCTCTTTAGGGGCAGAAGAATCATCAAAGGGATCTACGTAAAGAACGTTTACATCACTCCCAAATGGGTTTTCAAATGTAATTTCACATTCATCATCTCCTGGAGTGTGGTATTGAACTTTTTTTATCTTATATGCTTTTGTTTTTTCTCCTGCGGGAGTGGTAAATTTAACATAATTACCAGTTTTTAAATTTTCTTTTTCTGCTTGTTGAAACCCGTCTAAGCCTGAGGTACCACTGCTGATAGTTTCATCTGAATTAACGTCTCTAATTTGAATTACATTATTATTTTCAACAGGTGTTGATCCAGCTCTTTTAGTGGTTTGTACAGCGCCGTCCCCAAATGTTGGACAAAATATAAGATTAGATAAAGAGTCTATATTAGATAAACGCTCTGTTATAAATTCTGGTGGCTCAGCAGATATGTCTATTATTTTATACCTATTATTAGTTTCCAAAACAGGGTTATCACCACCATGCTGTTTTTTTAATAGCAGATAACTATCTTCTGTAATTTTATTTCTTTCAGAAGATGGAAATGATACAAAGCAAAACCCATTTTCGTCATCAAAATAAAATTTATCTACAGCTAAATTATAATATTCAGCAGATGTTTCCTTTATAAAATATTTAAAATGTGTTGCCCAAGCAGGAGGAAGATTATTTAGTTTAACAGATAAAGCTGTATTTTTATCAGCAAATGATTTATCTAAAAAATATGAACTTGAATCACTAGCAAGAACCGGAGTTTGTCTATTAAATTTATCAACATATACAACTCCAATCTCGTAATTTCTATTAGACTTAATGCTTCTTTTAAAATTACCATCTGTTATTACAGGTGATACAGAAAATTTAGGCTCGTATGGTATATTATAATTTTGGTAATAATTTCCGTATATTATTCTATTGCCAACCATTTCTTGGGCAAGAGCTTTTTTAGGAACGTTGTCCCATTGTCTTAATAATTGTAAATTTGGTACAGTTGATTTTATTGCTTCTTTTGTTATTTCAAAAGATAAAGTATCGGTTTCAATATCGTTCCTGTTTTTAGAATCAACAATGTACACATTGTTATCGTCGTCAAACTTTAGAAGAATATCAATTGATTTAACAGTATCATCACCTTTATCAATGTTTAACAATGTTAATCTTCTTAAATCATTTACTACGCCGTTGTTAAATCCATTCTTGCCATCATAATCAAATTCCTTTGGAATAAACGCAGGGGCTGAAAATGGAGAAAACGTAGAATATGTGTTGTCTAAATATTTCCATCTGTACGCAAACCTAGGAAATTTTAACTCATATATAGGATCGCTTTCGCTCAGTGTAGCAGTTACATTATAACCATCTTTATTTTCAGGTTGCTCGCTATAAGAAAGAACTTGATAAGTTGTAACAGGGTAGCCATTTTGCAGCTTTATGCTGTTTATTTTTAATGTAGCTTCGTATTCTTTATCTTCGCCTTCAAACTCCAAAACAATAATATCACCTTCTTTCCACCCTGATGCTGGATAAAGATTTGTCCCCGCTTTTATAGTTGGGTCTTCATTAGATGGCAACACTAGTGCTCCATCTTTATAAAAATTGAAAGTACCATTAGCTATTGTATTTCCCTCCCTAAGCGTTCTTCGCAAGTCAAGTTCAGGAGATTTTTGAGGAGCTTTTTTAGCAACACATATATCTTTTTCTAAAAGAGTTCTTGTTGAGTTATTGTACAACCTTACAGTCGTGCTAGTGTCTTTTAATATTGTTCCATCAGATTGCTTTAAAACACTTGAATAATGTTTAAACTTATCTATATCGATAACCTTTGGCTCATTTAATCCATCTGTAAAAAATAATAAACCATCAATTATATTAGTCCCTAAAATAAAATATTTGGAATCAAAATTTAATACGCTTTCCGTAACATATTTAAAACTAAAATTAAGATTACCAATTATTTCGCCTGTATATTTAACCCCGGCTAATAATATAGAGGGCGATGCTATACTATCAGTAGCACTTTTTATTATCGTATTTCTTGGTACAATAAACTCTAATTTAGGATCACTACAAGTTATTTTTACATTATTACGACAAACAGATTCGCTAGATTGTAATAAATCTAAATTATATGCTGGCGGAGTATTCCCATTAAAAAATATATTTTTCTGTTCAGTGGGATATACCCCTCTTAAAATAACACCATCATTAGATGGATCTATTCTTCCATTATTAATAGAGACTTCAGTAGTTGTTTTTATGTCTATTAAAACAGGATCAACAATATTATTAACTGTATCATACTCATAAATACCATTTAATTCATCAGAAGATACAAACCAATATATTTTTTTATTAAGAACGTCTTTAGCTGTTCCTATACAAGTAGCATTTGTTAGGCCCAGATCAAAAACTTTTTCATTACCTAATATATTTTCTATAGCCCCTGCGTCAGATCCCTCTGAGCTGGAAACTTGAATATTTAGCGCATCTCTATATTCACCATTAGGTATAAGTCTTTCGTCAAGGTCTTTGTTCATTCGACCTTTAACAAACGTATGCTTAAGTTCTGCCATTTACTAGTGCTTAATTTGTTGAGATTTACCTCTCATTATTTGAGTAAGATCTTCAATGCTAATATTTGCTAATCTTAATTTAGCTGAGCGAATAGCTGCTCTTTTTTCTTTTTTAAGTCTATTAACTTGGTATTCAGGTACATTAGCCTTTGCTGTAATTATGCCATGAGCAATAAACTTATATATAGCTTCTTCAGCAAACTTATGCACGCGCATGTCGCCATCAGCAAATAAGCCATCTGAGATGTATTTTAAAACAAGTGTTTTATTTTTTAGGTCGCTTGAAAAGCTTATTATACCATTTGTATCGTCAATAATAAAAAACCCTGTTTTAGTTGCAAGCTGTGGATTTAATCCATATCGTTTACCAAAGTCAACATTATAGCCATAACCCTCTTCAAGATTATCTATATTATCTCGTTGCACGTTATCGTTATTTGCTTTTTGAAATCTTGAAACTGTAGTTGATTCGGATCCTATTAATAAATTACCATCATTATCAAATAAATAATTATAATCGTCATCTTGCAAAACAGAGGCTGGAGCAGAAGATAAAGGGGCTGGTTTTACTGCTCTTTCTATTCCCGCATCATCAACATATGTAATTTTAACATAACTTACAAAATCGTGTGGTAAGTCTAATGATAAAGACGGTGGTAATTCAAATTCTTGAGTTTTTAAACTATTGACTGTATCATAGTTTAATTCTTGAATTCCACGTTGGGCATGGAATGCAACTTCAGCTCTTTTAGCACTTTTAATAATTTTATCATCACCTACTTGTGAAACAATAAAGTTATTAATAATGTCTGTAGCTGTTATATACTGATAGTTTCCTTTATTGGAACCTTCGTAATATTCCTTGGGAGTTTGCGTTCCTAATGCCATTTATTTAAGATTTTTCTTTTTGTACTTTTAAGGCGTCCTTCTGTTCCGCTATTTGGCTTATTTCAGGCTGTTTAATGACTATTCCCGCATAAGCTAGTATTTTATATACTAAAACAGTTTCCTCACTTTCATGGAGCTCAAAATCAGTTGTAGTAGATGCATCATATAAAGCAACATTTAATGCGTCTTCATAGCCCCATTTTACCTCAGCTGGTATCTTTATATAAGAAGCTTTTACATTTGAAGTTATTGTAGTCGGGTATATGTTAATACTATTTCCTTCTCTGATAAATACAGGCCTAGATGTTGTGGGTTTTGTTAAAGGTGAAGCATTTATGTATAAGTATTCATTTTGAGCTATTTCTTCAACCTCTGTAGTGTTATTGTAGTATACAGTGCCTAATCTATATAAATCAGAAGATAATGCAAAAGAAGGATTAGTATAAGACAAAGTTGCCGACTTTCTGAATAGGTTAATTTTTTCTTTTATATTTTTTATGATGTTGGCATGCTCATTATTAATCTCACCCATTCTATTGAATTGGTTAAGATCATAAAAATACTGCTCAAATATTTCTAATTGAGCTTGATTAGCAAGTAGGTTAAATTCTTGCGGAGTAATATAACCTCTATTTTCTTTATTTGAAATTGCTAATACTCTATTATATACTGTATTAATATTAACTGCCATATCTGTATTTATAATAATAAGGGCCACCGAAGTGACCCTTATCACTACGGTTTACTTAAGTTTTTTCTCTATTGATTTATAAACTTCAGTTCCTTCATCTGTTTTAAACCACGCCGCAAGTGCAGAGTATGGGTTTTCATCAAATGGTACCGTCATAAGCTTTTTATTATTGCTTGCCCAAGAAAAACTACGCTGATCTTGAGAAAGATTTATAATGCCGCCTTCAACAGCTTTAATACCGAAATTTCTTAATTGTACATTGTCATCATTCACTAGCTCAATAAATAGCGATGGGTTATTTTTAGCGAATAACAATAAGTCTCTTTTAATTTCTTGACTAGTCATAGTAGTTACACTAGATCCTTGCTCTACTCTTAATACAGCTTCAGCGTGATCTATATCAAGTCCCTTGGCTAATACTAATGCTTCTATTTCTAGTTCTAAATCAATTAAATCATCTTTTGCTTCAGCAACCTGATCAACTTCAAAATATGTTTTATTTAGTTGCGGATGATATAATGATAATAATTTTTGTAATACTTGATTGTTTTTTGGAACGAATAAAGAGCCGTCTTGAAAAACAATGTGTTTTAATGTAGCATAACCCTGCTGTTCATCTTTAAACGGAGAGTTTTGATTACTTGCATATCGCAATTCTCTGTTAATTCCTTTTTCCTCATCAAACCACATTAATGGGTTACGCGCAAAATGTTTTGATGCTAAGGTATAAGTTATAGGCGCTTTATTGCCTTTTAAAATATAAGTTCGATCTTTAATCACCCAGTTGTCTTCTAGTGATTTTGTTTTAGCTTTTGTTGCCATAATATAATATAATAAAATTAATAAAAGGTAAAACCTACCCCTGAAAATTCATCAGGGGTAAATTTCACATTAAAGATTATGCTCCTTGAGTAACAGACTTAAATAATACAAAGTTGTTAGCACCTTGAACACATAAACATCTTTCAGATAAGAAGTGTACGTTCATATCATCTTGATCAGTTGTGTAAACTCCACCTACAGATCCAGTGATCCAAGACTTCATTTTACGATCATCCGCTTCAGATGCACGATAACGTACATGTAAGAAAGGACGCTTGATGTTTTTACCTAATTGTTGGTCATATACTGTAGAAGTACCCGCTGGCACCATTACACCATCAATATCTTCAGTAAGTCCACGCGTAGAAGCGTCATTTAAATATTTCCAATCAGTTTTATAAAAATCATAAGAACCACGACGGAATCCACTAAATCCAAGATTTAATGCCATATCTTCTTCGTTGTTAAATACTCCGAAAGATAATCCACCAGTTATATTAGGGTTTAATGCAGCAAGCATATCATCAAAAGCCAATGCAGTAGCACGGTTTAAGAATAACATATTTTCTTCAATAGCCCCTTGCTTATCTAAGTTCTTTAAAATTTCATCAAAATCTCCAAGAGCTGTTCTAGTTGTATCTCCAGTAAGGGCAGCCTCACCAGAATTAAAGTTTTGATAGATATTTCCGCGGCTTTCAATAGCAGCAAAAAGACCCTCAGTTCCTTTAAATCCTTGGTCGTCAGCTTCAGAACCATTACCGGTAGTAGATGGAACAGCTAATTCGCCTTCTATCATTGACATTTCTAAATAGTCTTCAAAACGTAAGCGAGTTTCGTGCTCAGATTTTAAATACCATAAGTATCCAGAAGCGCCGTTTTCAGTAGTCACTTCAACCCAGCCAATTTGTGCAACATCAGATCCAGAAATACTGTATTTGTCTTTGATGATGATTGGTGAGTTAGAAAACTGTTGGAATCCAGCATCAACTGATCCTACCATTCCAGCAGTGCCTTTCTTAAATTCAGAACCATAAACGAATACATTAACATCAACTGCAGTACCAGAAGTTAATCCAGCAGCTGTTAAAGTTTGCTCAGCATAAGGAGCAACAGTAAATGTATTTGCCGTTAATCCAGCTGAAAGAACAATAGCTTTAACTGTTGTAAGGCCTTCAGAAATAGCAACTGTTTGTCCAGCACGAACAGCGTGGTCAGCTACGGTAATAGTATTTGTCGTTGTATTTGCATCTGCATCCTTGTAAGCAATATGCAATCTTCCTTGCTCTGACCAGATAACTTGATCTGAAGCAGAAGGAATTTCAGCTCCTACCATACGTAAGAAAGAAGATACAGAGCGATTTCCATAACGCTCTACTTCTTTTTCGTATACATCTGGTAAAAATTGTTGTGCAAAAGTTCCTCCTCCTGTTGTAGAGTCGAAAGTTAAATAGTTAGTGCCAAATAATGATTTAGTTGGCGATGGAGTTAATCCTGCTGGAAATGCTCCACCTGTTGAAAATAATCCCATTTTATTTTAGGTTTAAAAGTTATTTTTTAATTTTAATTCTTAAGCGATCAACATCATCCCCGCTAATAGCTCGAACTTGCATACCAGATGTTGTTGTAACTTTTTCATGAGTTGAACGTGGATCCATATCAATATTTTTTGATTTGGCCATTTGCGTTTTTAGTGCATCGGCACGTCCTTGCTCATAAAAATGATTAGCAACAGCATCAGCATTCATGGCTGTAAATAATGCTTTATGGTAACCAGCAGCATCTGACATTTCATTATTTTCGTTGACAAACCTTTCAACTAATGAATTAATATCAGCCTGTGATTCTTTTACATTGTTTACATCCTTAACTTTAAACCTATATTTGTTATCCCCTACTTTAAAATCAAAACCTTTGAAATCTTCGGAAAACAATTCATTTGTTTTTTGTTCAAATATAGATCTTTGTTGTTCAGCTACTTTTGTTCGTGAATCTTGATCTTTTTTATAATCGTTGTAAAACTCAACCGCTTCTCGTTGCTCAGGGGTTAACTTAGAACTTAACTTAAGATCTTCGTAATATTTACCCTTAAGATTATTAAGATTTGATTTAGCTTCAGCAATTGATTCTTTAAATGCTAATTTTTTGCGTTTTATATCACGCTCTTCATCCACATCTTCGTCATAAGAAAAGTTATCTTCTATTAAAAAGTCAACTTCGTCTGGCGATAAATGCGGCTTTGACTGACGATAGTATTCGCGTAGCAAATCCATATCAGCCATTCCATCATAATCTCTATTAAGATTTACATAATCCTCAACAGTTCCACCTGTTTCTTCCATAAACTGTACTAGCTTATCTATGTTTTCAGGTAGCTCACGCTCAGGCTCTTGATTATTATTTACGCTTTCAGATTCTTCTTTAAGCTTATTTGGAATATCTTTTATTTTATCAGCTAATGTCGTCGGCTCTTCTACCTCTTCATCCGATACGAGCTCGAGCACTGTATCTTCTTCGTTATCGGGCTCACTTTCTCTGGCAGGTTCTTCATCTGCTTGTTCGACGTTTTGTTCTTGTACTTCTCCGCTAGTTTCGGGTTCGTCGCGTACAGGAACCTCATCTGTGCTTTGCTCTTGAACGGCATCTTCTGTAAAATTTCGTAAATCTAGTTTAATTGTTCCGTCTTCATCAACAGTCGTTGTTGGTGCAGACTCTTGCGGTTCAGGAGCTGTTTCTTGTACTTCCTGAACTACTTCTTGTTCTTGTGTTTCTTCTGACATGATAAAATATTATAAAATTAAAAACGGGTTTTATTATCTAGGTTCAAACATTTCTAAATTAAATCCGCTACCCATGGTATCATTACCTGCAGATTCAAATGCTTGTTCTCCTTTTCTATCTTTTCTTTGCTCTATTAGCTGAGATTGCTGAGAAGCTTGAATACGAGTTCGTTCGTCTTTTCTGTCTTCTTTATATTTTTCTTTATTTGTAAACGTCTCAGCTTCTTTATCTTTAATAGCCATATTAAGATCAAACTCATATTTCATAAGCTCTTTCTTAAGTTCTTTTTCGTTTTGCAACTTTTGAATTTCAAGATTAGCTTCTATTTGCGCTAACTCTGCTTTCTGTTGTGTAATAGCTTGTTGCTTTTGAACATCCGCCTGCGCAGCTGCTTGCGCTGCTTGTGCATTGCTTTGGCTTTGCATTTGAATATTTTCCTGCTGGACCTGTCTGTCTTGCTGGAATTTTTTCTTACGACGAACTTTTAATAATTGATTAGCTAACTTAATATTTTTTATTTCTCTAATATCAATAGCGTCTTCTAAATATATTTGATCTTTTGATAATGCAGCTTGTATATTATTTTCAAGCATTGCTTTTTCTTCGTCATCAGGTGCTAGCTCAATAAATATACCAAAATCGTGTAGATGCATGTTTTTAATATCATCTAATGTACCTACGTTAAATCTTCCAATGCTAGATATGAATGCGTCTCTGGTTGGGCTGTATTCTAATATATCTGATATACGCAATGAAACTGCTTCAGCTGTTTTTGCAGTTAAATATAAACCAGATTGTAATATATGGCGCGTTGCTGTATTAGAGTTTGCTGCTGCTAATTTTTGAACGCCTACTAACGCATATTGATCTGGAGCGCTGCCATCACGTGCTTCGTTTAACCCCGTAACGTCGCGAATCATTTGAAGATAATAATTATAAGTATTAATTAAAGAACTTATTTTATTATTACCCCCATTGGATGTCAACTCTTGAATAGGCACTTTGCCTGGGTTCATATCCCCGTCAACAGTCAATGATCTACCAATAACAGAACCCGTTTGGAAAAACATGTTTAATGCTTCTTGCGGATTGTAATTAGTGCCATTACCTAAATCTATTTCAGCTAGACCGTCTGCATCAAGATAAACACCATCTGGTATCATTCTTGACATGACCTGCTGAAGCTTTAAATGCGTTAGTTGAATCATATCAGCAAAGCTTGTAATTCTGCTTACTAATGATTCTATTCTACCTTTGTATATTCTAGGAGCAACAATATTGTAATTCATCATTACCTTTGTTGTGTCGCTTTTAGGACGTACCATATTTTTGGCAAGCTCCCATTTAAGCATTTGCTGTGTTCCTAATACAAACGCGCCATCATAAACTACTTCAACAGAACGGCTTACTTTTTCAAAAAGAGATCTTGGATCTTTTGGCGGATTGAATTGATCAGTTTTTTCAATCGCTTTTGAAGCTCCTGTAGCTGTTGTTTTAATTTTGTAAACTTCATTGTTATAAGTTTTGTAATTAAAATAAAGAACTTGTATTGTATTTGCATCTAATACTGAGTCCTCGTTAATATATCTATTATGAGACGCTGCTGTTTGCACGCCTTGTTTAGTAAGATCATTTAAATCCTCATCTGTTAAATCAGGAAATTGCTTTTTAAGCTCGTTTATAGTCACACTTTTAACTTCACCTACATAGTATACATCATCAAAGTAAGGCGAATAGGTGTAAGAATAAACTAAATCTGCTGGATCTACATATTCAACTTTAATACCTTCTGACTTATTAAAGTGATTTTTTAACGCCGCAACTCCTAATACTGTTAAATCATAATTAACTCGTCTTTTTGTTAACTCGTAATTGTTTTGATTTAATATAGAATTTATTGCTTGCTCTTCAGCAATTTCAATAGCTTGCTTATATTCAAGTTGCATATGCAAAGCCAACTCGTTTTCGTCTTCAGGCAACTTATCCCTATCATTGCTATACACATTAATACCGAGCTGCTCTTGTATCGCGTCGTTTAGTTCTCGCGTTTGCATATCACGAGTAATGCTTTCAACATATTCAGATCTTTGCTTAACAGATGAAGGATCTTGTGAAAATGCTTTAATATCAAAAGCTCTATCTGACATACCATTTACTACTATGTCAACAAACTTAGGAATAATAGGTACTGGCTTCCAATCTAAATTTAAATATGATAGGTCACCATTTATTGATAATTCGTCTTTATATTTTTTTACAGATTGTTCGCCTCTGGCATATAACCTTAATCTATGAAACTCGTCTCTGTTTGAGTAAAACCTTGTCGCTCCGGAATCTCTTTTAAACCACTCATGCTCAATAGCGCGGGCTACTTTTAATCCGTACTCTGAGCTTGCCTTTTCTTCGTCTGAAGCAATTTGGCTCGGGAAAGAAGACTTTAATATTGTTTCCGCCATGCTATTTTATTATTGTTGAATGCGATCCTTTATTATTATATCGTGAAATTTTTAAATTTAATGCTTGTCTTTCGGTTTTTGGTTTAGGATGATATAAATGCCTGTTACAAGCCATAATTGCTAATCCAGAACTTATAGCTGCATCAAACTTAGTTCTTTTGTTTATATCAAATTTTGCCCAATCATTTAATGTTCTATTAAAATATATATTACCACCGCCTTCCGGTGTTATACCAACATAATTATTAATATATGTTTCAATAGCGGCTGCGTGTGCCTGCTTTATATCTTCTGATGTATTTGGTATACCACCTATTTCTTTTTCAGTAACAGAAAGTTTATTCCAAACTTTATCAGGTCTGTTCATCGAAAATCCTCTATATCCTCTACGTTTAAGGTGATACAATAGCCGTGGCTTGTTATTCTCTGCCAAAATTGGCATACCGTAATAGACCAAAGCCATAAGAACATCTTCAAAAAACATTTCAGCAGTTTGTGGGCGTGCAACATATTCTAAAAAAAATGAATTAGCAGGGGCATCTTCCATGCTAAATTTAGTTAAACCGTGTAATGCACCCTTCGATCCCTGCCCGTCTGTTGTGCCTGATATATCATAAGAGTCACAACCAAAAGCTCCCATATGTTCATTACCAGGGTATTTGATACCATTTTTAAGTATCACATTGTTTTCTATGTTCTTAGATGGTGTCCATGATACTAAAAATCTACCGTTAGCGTTAGGAGTAAACATAACTTTAGAATCTTTAATACCATTTTCCCAAGAAAAGGATCCTTTTGTTACGTAGCCTTTTCTTATAAGATCTTCATTAAAATCTATTTGTTCGTATATTTTTGTTAAATTAAATATACTATTTTTAGCTTCGTCTCGAAAGGCATGTTCTTCTGTTCTTGGAAATTGTCTATAATATTCGTTTAAAGCGTCGCTATCGTGCTTTAATCCTTCAACTTCATTTTCCCAAAATTCTATAACACCTGTTTCAATATCTGCTCCGTCATTCCCTTTGACCGGTATTCCTGGCGTAATAAATACAGGGTGTCCATAAGAATCAATGAATCCTTCGTAGTTCCATTCCATAGGTATGAACAAACTATATAGTCCTGAACTAGTCTGCCCGTTGCGGTTTCTTCTAGTAACGTCCGAGTCATCATATAATTTTTTAAAATTATTACCGCCTTTGTCTAAAGCGTTAGACGTTGATCCCATCATGCACTTACCTATAACTTTACTACCTAATCGTAACGTAGTTTTAGTAACGCGCCAGTTATTTAATATATTGTCAGGTCTTTCCCATTTACCAGATTCATCATGAACTAATAAATTAAGTTTTTCACCGTCATATGAGTTATCACCTGTATTTTTCCAATCAATAGTTGTATCTAACCCTTCTAATTCTGTTTCTTCAGAGGTCTGAACAATTGATTTTTTAGTAAGCTTTGAAGCTGGTACTCTATATGCAAGCTCGGTTTTTGGTCTGTCCATTCCATCTTGTATTGGTTTAAAAAAGAATGGGTAGTTGAGTGATATTGGTACAACCTTATCCGTGAACATCTTTTTAGCATCGGCACCAGATTTGGACAATATTCCGAACCGTGCGTCTTTTGTAATTGTTGCCAAATTAACTGATTCTGCTGAAGACATAAAACTAAATCCGGATCGGCGGTTTTTAAGATAGCACATTCCATAAGACCTATAGTCTGCTTTACATGCTTCCCAGAAGATAAAGAAAATTCTATTAGCCTCTCTGAAGTCTGGCTTCCCAACATCAATCTTGGTCCACTGCAAGTACATATAATGAGTACCAGTAATATAAGTAGGTGTATCTTTATTATAAAACCAATGACCTTCTTCGCGTCTGGTAAATTCTCTATCAATATATGCATACCATTTATTTTTAAAAGCGTCAGGATAAGTTTCCCAATCAAATCTAGTTTTTATTTTACTTAATTCTTTTGGATATTCATCAGGCACCCATCTATTATTTTCTTTGTTAATACTATTAGGTGCTAATGGCAATGCTATTTTTAAGTTTTGTATTTCTACAATTTCACCTATTTTACCGCTTTTACTTATAATTACAACGTCGTAGTCTTTATTATAGCCGTACTCCCATTTGTTTAATTTATTAAAACGTTTAATAGTATTTAAACGAATAGGGCTAACTGATTTAATTAAATTTTGTTCGTACATTATTTAGATCTGCCTTCCGCAAAACCTTTAAAAGACTGTGTAGACCCTTTTTCAGATGCCTCTAGCATATTTTTTTCATTTTCAACTCTTGTTAAAATTTCAAAAGCATCAAATATTGCAAGTTTTTTTGTAGCTGCGGCATTTTTTAATCTATCGGCAGCTAAATCTTCTTCTGGGTCGCCAATAATTATTTTTTCTTCAGCAACTCTTATTAATTCATCAATAGCTTTATACCCAGCTTGGATTATATTCTGTTTCAGTTCCTTGTCTTTCATATTTTATTGCTATTGAATTTAAAGGGACTCTATATAATCTTTGATCGTCAATAACGAACTCATACTCGCTGTTTGGTGTAAAACCTACTAAATCATTATCATTAAGATTAAAGTCTCTTAAATCGTCCCCTAAGTGCTTTAAAACGCCTATATGGGCCTTTTCTTTATCGCTTAGAAAGCTATCGTCTTGTTTTAGCGGTTTTACAAAGCAATAACCAGGTGGGGTAAACCACTTGCTGTTGCGTTTGTATAAAAATATTTGATCATCATAACATTTGTAAAGATTGTTACCAATATAGCTTCCGCTATCTCTTTCTTTTCCTCTTACATCAAAATATCTTCTGAATACATTATGATGCACAATAACTATATCGTTTTTTTGTAAAAAAGGATTATTAATTGGTGTTTCAATAATTTTAGCTTGTCTGTTTACAAACTTATGATCTTCTATTTGAGTATTTAAAATTAAATTAGAGTCACCTATTTTTTTATTATTTGTATACC